ACAATAATGGGGCAATAAATTTTAACAACAATTACACGATCTCCGGCGCGTCTCCGATACATTGGTATTGCGAAGCCAACGGCATTATTCGTGCTCAGGCCATCACAATCACGATTTCGGGCACACCCGCATTTTCAGCCGCGTTTGCTTATGTAACGGGCACGGGCGTTGTCCTATGTGCTGCTAATACGTTTTCAGGCTCGGCAACTGGCACGCGGTATTCGGCTGATACCAATGGCGTGATTAGTACGCAAGGTGGCGGCGCAACGTATCTCCCCGGAAACTCGGCTGGAGCTACAGCATCTGGAGGGCAGTACGCATGATATATTCGCCCACCAATTGGTATTGGATTGTTGCCGGTGATGATGCCCGCGCATGGTCAAGCGCTGCGTCTGCCTATGTCACGGACTACCCAAGAGACGCTGTAACCCGAATTGATAGCGAGCAGAATTTAAGCGATGTGTTGCGCCCGCACGGCTTAACAGGCCCATACGTATCAACTGACGACTATGCTGCGTCGGTCCAGTCCCACATTGACGCTGTAGCCAAGGCTCGCGGGTATGCGGACGGGGTGGCTCTGGCAGGGTACTTGTCGAGCACAATCCCAGCATGGGCCTCAGAGGCCGCGACGTTCATTGCATGGCGCGATGCGATTTGGCTGCATTGTTATACCCAATTGGCCAATGTGCAGAGCGGACAACGGACAGCGCCAAGTGTTGCTGAATTCAATGCAGAACTTCCAACGATTGTGTGGCCATGATGCTAATGCAGCCACTTCGCAATAACGCCTCACGTCGGCAGACTTCAACCGTTAAATTCGTGCCGCCTCCTATCAAGGGCTGGAATGCGCGCGATGATTTGACGGACATGGATGAAGATGAGGCAACGGTTCTCGACAATATCATACCGTCAGATACCGCCACTTTCTTGCGCAATGGATACACGGAATGGGTGACGGGCTTACCGTCCGCCATTCAAGCCCTTATGGAATACAACGCGCCAAGTGGAACGCCTAAACTGTTTGGTGCGACCACATCGGCCATCTATGACGTGACTAGCGCGGGCGCGGTCGGGGCCGCCGTCGTCTCAACACTTTCAAACGGATGGTGGCAACACCTGATGTTTTCGACCTCTGGAGGCACGTTTCTAGTGCTTACAAACGGGGCAGATGGTGTCCGCAACTATAACGGCACTACATGGTCAACACCATCGATCACGGGCGTCACGTCTGCCAACCTGATTACAGTCACCGCGCACCAATCGCGGCTGTGGTTCATCGAAGAAAACACGATGAAGGTTTGGTATCTGCCGGCGCTTTCGGTCGCGGGCGCGGCGACCGCCATCGATCTAGGCGGGCTCTCCAGGCTTGGCGGCAAGCTGATGGCCATGGCAAGTTGGACGCGAGACAGCGGGAATGGAATTGAAGACTTGGCCGCGTTCATCACGTCGCGCGGTGAAGTGCATGTGTATTCAGGAACGGACCCGGCGTCGGCTGATACATGGCAGCGGGTCGGCACGTTCAAGATACCGGAGCCGGTCGGGCGGCGCTGCCTTATCAAAGTTGGCGGCGATGTTGGCATTCTGACAACGCAAGGGCTTGTGCCTCTTTCTGGTGTTCTCTCGCGGGCGGAAAGCGCTCAGGGCAAGATCGCGATTACAGACCGCATCCGCAACGCTTTCACGTCAGCCTATGCCGAAGCCCCAACGGCCAACGGATGGCAATGCACAGAATATCCGGTCGGTAAGTTGCTGGTTCTCAATGTGCCGGTCACTGAAAACACGGAATCTGTTCAATTCGTGATGAACGCCAACACCGGGGCTTGGTGCCGCTTTACAGGCATCAATACTAACGTCTGGTCGCTGAAGGGGACAGAATTGTTCTTCGGCGGCGTTGACGGCACCGTCTACAAATACGGCGGGGCCGCCGACAATGATGCTTCTATCGACGGTCTGTCTATTTCAGCGTTCAATGACTTTGGAACGCCGATGACGAAGAACTTCAAGCGCATTAGACCGCAGTTTTTTGGACCGTCCGGCTATCGCCCAGCGATTGCATTGCGCCTCGATTACTCAGATGAATATGTGATCTATAACGCGGCGTCTTTCGTCGCATCCGGCACGGCTTGGGATGAAGGCACATGGGATGAAGCCTCATGGGCGTCGCCCGCTCAGTCCAGCGCGTTGTGGCAGGGTATCACTGGAGAAGGTTTCACAGCCGGTATTGTGGTTCGTCTGTCATCAACGGAACCAATCACCTATAATGGTGCGAAGATACTTTACGAGACGGGGGACCAGCTTTGAGCCCTATCATTGTGGACGGCCTTTTGTTCCATGCTGATGAGTTTGTAGCGGAGTGGGTTTCTAAAAGTTGCGGCGGCGGCAAGGTGTTCGCGCCGTTTGTAGCCATCGGCGTTGTCAGCGAAAACGGCTTGCGCGCCGGGGCCGTGTTTCATTCCTACAGCGGGCAAGACGTGACGGTGACGGCAGCGAGCGCGCGGCCAAGTCTTAGGCTTCGCTCGGCTATTCGCGCCGGTCTTTCGTATGCGTTCAACCAGCTTCAAGTGGCGCGCGTCTCGGCTGAGATTGAAATGGAAAACGCGCGCATGATCAGGCTTGCTGAAGGGTTGGGATTTGTGCGCGAAGGCGTCAAGCGCAAGGCCGCGCCGAATGGGAAGCATGTTGGCGTGTTCGGTCTTCTGAAAAAGGATTTCAAGCTGTGAAAACGCCTAAAGCCCCCGCCGCGCCCGATCCGCAACAGACGGCACAAGCCCAGACAACGAGCAACGTAAACACGGCGGTTGCGAACACCGCGTTGAACAATGCCAACGAAGTCAACCCATATGGGTCTGTTAACTATTCAATTTCAGGCTATCAGGATGTTGGTGGCCAGAAAGTCCCGCAATACACCAAGACGACCACGCTCGACAAAGCCCAGCAGGGATTGCTTGACCAGCAGAATCAGCTTGGCTCTCAGATGAATGGTATCGCAGGCCGTCAGCTCACGAACCTAGATCAAACGCTTTCTAAGCCGGTTGATTTTTCCGGCGCTCCAGCCGCGCCCATGGCGGACCGTGCGCGGTATGAGGAAGCGCTTTATAATCGCATCAACCCGCAACTTGAGCGCAGCCGCGCGGCATTGGAAACGCAGCTTGCCAATCAAGGTGTCATGCCAGGGTCGGAAGCCTACCGCGAAGCCATCGCCTTGTCAGACCGTGGCCAGAACGATGCGCGGTTGCAGACGGTATTGAGCGCTGGCGATTATGCGGGCCAAGAGTTGAGCCAAGGCCAGAGCGTTCGCAACTCAGCCATTCAAGAAATGCTAACCGCGCGCAATCAGCCAATCAATGAGATTTCGACACTCATGAATGGCGGGCAAGTGACGATGCCTCAGTTTCAGCAGTACCAGGGCGGGAATGTTGCGGGCACTGATGTTGCTGGCATTACGCAGCAAGCCTATGCGAACCAGATGGCGAACTACAATCAGCAGCTTTCAAGCCGCAACGCCATGATGGGCGGGATCGCGGGACTTGCTGGATCGCTCGCTATGGCACCAGTGACGGGCGGCGGGTCGCTTGCCGGCAACTTCTTTGGCGGCTTGGGGAGATAATTTAGATGGTCCAATACGCCCCCGGTCCTATCGCGCGGGATCGCAAGCCGCAGCCGACGCTTGAAGAAATCCAGACCAGCCGGAAGATCGCTGAAGCCATGATGCGGGAAGGCTCCAGCTATGAGCCGGTAGGGCACTGGACGCAGGGCGCGGCGCGCGTTGCGCAAGCGCTTGTGGGCTCAATGCGCGACAGCCAGGCCAACAGCCAACAGAAGGGCCTAGAGGGCGATGCGAACGAGGCTCTTATGGGCCTCTACCAGCCGCCAAGCGTCACGGGCGGAATGCCGCCGATCCCATCGAGCGCTATGAAGCCAGAACCGCAGATGAGCCAGGAAGAGGCGAGCGTCGGGCGGTTTGCGAATCCGAATGTTGCCCCAAGCCCGGTTGCGCAAGCGATGGCGGGCGCTCCGGCATCCGTCCGGTTCAACAATCCCGGCGCTCAGTATCCAGGGCAGTCAGCCCAGCGGTTTGGCACCACGGGAACGGAAATCATCGGCGGCGGTCACAAGATCGCAAAGTTTGATAGCCCAGTCCAGGGCGCGGCTGCACAGTTTGATCTGCTTTCCCGCAAGTACGCCGGGATGCCACTCGCGTCAGCGATCACAAAATGGTCAGGAGGTAATTCGTCTCCTCAGTACGTGGCGGCGATTACCAAAGCCACGGGCCTGTCACCGGATACAGTTCTGACGCCGCAAATGCTCTCTGATCCGCGCGTTGCCGTGCCGCTCGCCAAAACCATGGCGCAATGGGAAGCGGGTCGCCCGTATCCAATGGATGATAACCAGTGGAGCGAAGCGCACAGAATGGCTCTAGGCGGGCCACAGCAGGCCGCACAGCCTCAGCCCCAGCAAATGCCTATGCAGATGGCAGACGCCTCCCAAGGCCAAGGTATGACGCGGGAAACGCTGGAGCGGATGCTTGCCAACCCGTTGACGCGGGACGCTGCGCAAAAACTGATCTTGAGGCAGGCGGGCGCGGGTGAAGCCGACTACGGGAAGAACGGGACGATTGTCCAGGACCGGCAAGGCAACTTCTACTCCGTCCAATTCGGCGCGAATGGTCAGAAGAAAATAGAGCCGCTCCAGCTTGGCGACAACAATCTAGCGCCGTCTCGCGGCGTCTCGGAAGTCGATACCGGAACAGGCACGGCAATCATTGACAAAGCGACCGGCCAAGACGTGCGGACCATTGGCAAAGACCTTGCGGGCGCTGAAATCCAAAAGCAGGTTGGCGAGGCGACGGGCAAGAAAATCGCAGCCGCTCCAAGCGACATTGCGGTGGCTGAAGATGCTCTAAGCATTCTCGACAGCATTGAAAATGATCCGTATCTCGATATTGGAACCGGCGCGTCTTCCGCTGGCAATGTGATCTGGGGAACGGGCGGGTTCGACTTTCAGACGAAGGTTGATCAAGCAACGTCCGGCGCGTTCCTCTCTGCTATTCAGCAAATGCGCGGCATGGGTGCTTTGTCGAACACGGAAGGCCAGACGGCGACGAGTGCGATCACACGCATGAAAACTGCACAGTCTCGCGAAGGCTTCCTATCGGCGCTTTCCGACTACCGAAAGACCGTTCGCCGGGGCAAAGAAAAAGCCGCCGCGATGCTCAAGCAGGGTCAGGCCGACAACGACCAATCCGATGGCTGGCAAACACTGCCTGGCGGCGTTCGCATTAGGGAGAAGCGCTAAATGGCGGTCTTTGAAGTCCAGGGACCAGACGGCAAGGTCTATGAGGTCGAGGCGTCAGACGCCAACACGGCGGCATCGGCTTTCCAACAGACCGCACAGCCAAAGCAGCCCGGTCCGTCATGGTGGCAGCGCAACATCACGGGAATGCAAGACCCGGCACAAGGTCAACTCCCCAGCGTCTATTCGCAGTATCCAGGCGAACTCGAAGGGCCAACGGGCCGCGCGGCGCTCTTTGGAGCTTCCGACGCTCAAATGGGCGATATTGTCCAAAAGAGCCTTGGCGACAAGTTCGTCCGCCGTGAGAAAGACGCCAACGGCTATGATGTGTTCATCACGCGCGGGGCGGATGGCCAAGAGCAGAAAGCCTACCTCAACAAACCCGGCCTTGATCTTGAAGACGTGGCGCGCGGCGTCCGTGGCGCGCTCCCCTACATGCTGACGGGCGGTGCTGCGGGTCTTGCGGGGCGTGGTGCTGGCGTGCTCGCAAACATGGCTCTGCAAGGCGGTGGCGCTGCTGCGACCAGTGTGGCGGGCGACGTGGCCCAAATGCCGATGGGGTCCGAGCAAGGCGTAGAGCTCGAAAAAGCCGGTTGGGCTGGCGGGTTGAGTGCAGCGGGTCCGGCAGCGGGGCGCGCTGTTGGCAATGTCGTCACTGCCCTCAAGGATAAGTTCACGCCTGTCGCTGGTGCGCTCCAAGGCAAATCCGGCAGAGCGATCAGTGCTGTTGAAGAGGCAATGGCGGCGTCACCCAATCTAACGCCCGCCAGCTACGCCACTATGAAAGGCCAGTTGGGGCCTGAAGCCATGCTGGGCGACATGGGCGCGACGTTGCAGGGAGATGCCGCAGTTCTGGCGAGAACGCCGGCCGCGAAGGACGTTGCGGCGGTCAAATTGAGCGACCGGCAGTTTGGCGCGGCGGATCGGATTAAGGGCGATCTTAACGCCAATCTGGGGCAAGAGAGAAACTTGCCGCAGTACATCGATCAGCAGCAGGAGGCGTACAAAGAGCAGGCCAAGCCGTTCTATGACCAATTTCACCAAGCGCCGGTTCTTTCGTCGTCGCGCCTCAAAGAAATCATGGCGCGGATACCAAAAAGCGCCATCCGGGAAGCCGAGAAACTGGCACAGGCTGAGGGCATCAAGCAGAAGTTCAAGATCACGCAGTCAGACGATGTAATGTCTGCAATGACAGGCGTCAAAAAGAACAGTGCTGAGCGCGTTATTCAGGGGGTCGAATACGATTACGTCAAGCGCGCCGTTGACGACATGGCCAAAAATGCAGCGCCGGGAAGCAACGAGCAACGCATTTGGGGCAATCTCGCGCGCGACTTGCGAACCGAAGTCGATAGCATCTTGTCCCCCGGCGATCCCAAAATGAGCCCATGGGCTCAGGGGCGGGCAATTGCAGGCGAGGGGATCGAGGGCAAGGAAGCCGTAGATTTGGGGGCGGGTATGTTCTCCGAGAAGAAAGACCCGCATATTGTCGATTATGAAATGTCCGGTATGTCTGCCTTCGGCAAGGATATGGTTCGTGAGGGCGGGCGGAATGATCTGCGGCAAGTCATGGGCCGGGCATCGTCCAACTTTCAAGCCAAAGGCGACACCGCAGCGCGCCGGGCTCTGAATAGCGAATTTGCAAAAGAAAACCTTGAGAAGGTCGCGGGGCCGCAAGGGGCTCAAAACATCAAGGGCCGCATTAACGCAGAGAACCACTTCGCGGACCTGCACGACTTGGCCCTTGGCAACTCTGTAACTGACACCATGCAGGCGTCACGAAAGCGGCTGGGCCTCAATGCGGAGCCGGGTGACTTCGCGGCAGAGGCGGGGCGCAAGGGTCCGGTAGGACTGGCGACAGAATGGGCACTCAAGCTCGCGGACGCAGCAATAGGAAAGAGGATGGCGGCGGCGCAAACGCGCAAAGCCGTCGATATGGCGAAGATCCTGACCGCATCGGGTCGCGATGGCGACGCCATTGTCAGCGCTCTATTCAAGCATGTTCAAGCTCGCAAAATGGGTCAGCTAACCGGTGCCAAGTACGAGCGTATTGTCAATGAGCTTATGAAGGCCGGAGCGGGACCAACTGGCCAGTACATGGCCAACTAAAGCCGGTCATGCCACCACTTTTTAACGGACTCGCGCTCGGCTTCGGTTTGCAAAAACCAGCCCGCAACAAACAGCGCAACGATCATCAAAGCGTACAGCCAGTAGCTTGTTTGGATGGCTCCCCAGAGTAGCCAGCCCCAAACAGTCATCACCAAAATCGTCAGCAGAAATTTAATCATCGGAGGGCTGTGCTATAGCTTTCAATGGCTCGGGATCATTCGCACGCCTTTACTCTTGGGTGACGGATCGCTCCAACTCTATCAAGATTCGCGCTGATCGCATGGACGAAGAAATGGACGGTATCGCTACCGGCCTTTCTAACGTGATTTGCAAGGATGGCCAAACAACCATCACGGCAAACATCCCATTTAATAACCGGAAAATTACCGGCCTTGGCGATGCGACGGCGGCGGCGGACGCGCTCAACCGGCAATCTGGAGACGCCAGATATTTGCTATGGCCCAATGCGCTCACGGCACTCACCGATCTAGCAGACGGTGATTTCTTCGGGGTCTATGATCTCTCCGCGACGGCGAATAAGGGGGTAACTTATTCGTCTTTGAAAACGGAGCTGACAACCGATTTCCAGGCCGACGGTCGCATGTTTCCGGCTGGCACACGCTTGGTGTTCCAACAAACGACACCGCCGACTGGCTGGACAAAAGAAACCGGGGCCGCCTATGACGACGCGGCGTTGCGATTTGAGACCGGCACGATCAGCACAGGCGGTTCTCAGTCGTTCAACGCGACGTTTGCGAGCCGCACGTTTACCGGCACGGTTGGCAACGATACGCCTTCGATCGCGAAAACAGCGTCGCATGACCACAACATTGATCTCGCTGTTGGTAGTGCCGACTCGATTGCAACTGGTAGTGGCCGGCCTGAGTACGTTGAACCTCGCAACTTCTACACGGCGAACACTGGCGGTTCGACGGCTCACAATCACACCCTCACAATGAACGCGGCTAACTTTGACGTGAAGTACGTCGAAGCCTGCGTCGCGGAGAAAAGCTAGAAAATGAGCACATTCGAACTTGCGGCCAAGGGCAAGCGGTGCCCGTTTTTCTGCGGCACTAAGGATTGCCGGGACAATGTTATGGATGGGACGTGTCAGGACACATGGACATTTATTCGCGGCCAAAACCCGTTGACCGGCGAGCAGGTTTCCAAATGGGAATGCGCGTTTCGCCTTGGTTGGATGTTTTCCGCCGACGCCGCGCGCCGCGCCAATGAGACAGCCGCCGACGTTGAAAAACTTCGCAATATGATCTTTGACCCTGAAGCGCGCCGCAAAGAACTTGAACGCGCTCGCATCACTGCACCTGAAACCCAAAAAGCCATTGAGGCCCAATAATGCAGATCGCAATCGTTGTGGACGATAAACTTGTGCTCGTAAACAGCAAGCCGCTGGAGCTTTCTGAATTGGATTGGTCCGTGTTCGACATGGACCCGAATGACCCGAATGACGATGTGGCAGCGGTGCAGTTCGATACCGACACTGGCATGGGTCACGTTGAATTTAAGACTAGGCTGACAAAGCAGTTAAACCGCCCAAACAACCGGCCCCCGGATTGGTTTATCAGCGCGGCGGACTTTGAGAAGCATTTCGGGTTTGTGCTTCCCGCATATGAGGCCAAGCTCAAAAAGCTCCAGGCAGAACTCGCTGCAAAGGAAGCGCAAAGAGAAGCAACGCGCCAAGCCCGTGCCAATGATCCAGCACCGCCCGTTGCGGCTGTAGATGCCGTTAGCCGTGAAGAAGCGCAGCGCATGGCGGAAGATGCGGCGACAAAAGCGGTTGCAGCTTTTGCTGCGGAAATCGTCAAGCCATCGGGGGGCTGAGATATGCAGATCAGCGCAGAGGGGCAGCGGCTCATCAAGAGCTTCGAGGGCTACCACACTCACCTAAAGGATGGGTCGTGCGCTGCCTATCTGTGTCCGGCTGGGGTTCCAACCATTGGATGGGGCTGCACTGAGGGCGTTCGTCTTGGGATGGTCTGGAC